AATCTTTAACCTCAGGTGCAAAACCTATTCCAACTGCAGAAGTAATCACACCCTCTTCTGCCATAGGTCAAGCTACTAATTTAGCAGCAAATGTTGCAACATCGAGTCCTGATTATTTTGCATCAGGTGTGGGTGCTATTGGTAATGCAATGGCTACTACTGCTCAAACAACAGGTGGTTATGATCCGCAGTCTTATAAGGCTTTTATGGACCCTTATCAACAAGAAGTTATCGACCGTTACTCACAAGAAATGCAAAGACAATTTGATATATCGGGTCAAGGTCGTGCTGCACAAGCAATTGGTGCAGGAGCTTTTGGTGGAGGTAGAGAAGGTGTATTAGAAGCCGAAGCGCAAAGAGGTTTTCAACAACAATTAGGAACAGGTATAGCTGGCCTATTATCATCAGGTTATCAAAATGCACAACAACAAGCACAACAAGCTTTTCAAAATCAACAGGCGGCACAACAAGCAGCAGCCGGTTTACAATTAGCGGGAGGAGAACTTTTTGGAACATTTGGTGTTCAAGCACCAACAACTCAAGCAAATGTTGCAACAACATTAAGTCAACTAGGTGTTACAGAAACTCAAGCGCAACAACAAGCGGCACAACAAGCTTATCAAAATCAAATGGCTCAATATATGCAGCCTTATCAACAATTAGGATTTCAGTCAGATTTACTTGGTGGTGTTTCACCAGCATATTTGCAAAATCCAGCAACAACAGCAGGAAACCCTCTTCTAGCAGGTATAGGAGCATTAGGCGGGTACGCAGGATAAGGAGGGTTCATGAGTTCTTTAGGATATGACACCCTTAGCGATTTTAAAATCGATTTAACAGTTGATCCTATTCAACCAATAAATTCTATTAAACCTCATCAAGGAGGTACATTTTCTATATCGGAACAGCAAGAAGCACCAACTCCTGAAATGGAAGCTAATGCTGCAACCAGTGCACAACAAGCGGCACAAGAGGTTGATACAACATCGTATATGAATGCTATGGCCAATCAATTTGCTGGTCAGTATTTACCTGTGAGAGATCAAAGACGAGCTTATGCTGAACAATACTATAAATCCTTAGGTCTAGGTGATCGTTACAATCCAGCAGATTTTGAAGCACAGATTAGACAATCTTTAGGAGAACTTCCTAAAAAAAGTGGCTTAGATAAAACATTAGACTTTGTCATTGATGCCTTAAATGGCAGAACTCAATTTAAAGGCGTTGCAGGTGCTCTTGATGTATTAGCACAAGCCACTGGAAAAGCTTTAAGTAGAGCAGATCAAGATCAATTAAACAGAATCAATTATCAAATGAAAGTTGGAGAGCTTGCTGTTCAACAAGCACAAGATGCAAATAAAATAATTATGGAAAAAGAAGCTGATTTCTTTTTGAAGATGATGGGTTATGACAATGATGACATGAGCAAATTTATGAGTTTTAATTCTGATATTTTAAAAGATGTATCCTCACACAATCTTGACGTGCAAAAAGAAAGAATAAAATCTTCTTTGAGTATGTTAAATGATTTGGACGCACCTTTAAATGTGAGCTACATTGATCCAACAGGTGCAAGACAGTATGGTAGTGGTAGAATGGTTGCTTCCGAATTTGGACCACAATTAATGCTGGGTCGAGTACAAGGATTAGAAGATGGAAGACAAGTACAGATTTTTGATGTGCCTATTCCTGCTGGTCCTGACGGCACTTTTAATGCAACAATTATTGGAAAAACACAACCTGGAACAGAACAAGCTACACTTGAATCATTGACACCATCAGTGCAGAAGATTACAGAAGGTGTTCAAGACTTTGCATCATTAGATGGTATTAGATCAGATATATCAAATATTTTAGTGACTGCTTCGAATGATATTAATAAGTTAGGTTTACCCGGTAATATTCAAAGTATTATTCAAACTGCTGGCTTCAACATTGAATCTATTTTTAATGAGATTTCAAAACAATCAGGTGGAAGCGGTCTAGCAGGTACTAACCTAACCAGTGGTGGTGAACAGTTATACAACAAAGATTTCCTTGAGTTCGATGATTACAACGACAAAGAAACAGTGATTACTCTTACTAATTTACCAACAAATAATCCTTTTAAATCAACAACTAAAAATGTAGAGGCATCCATGGCTGATTTATTTGATGAGGATTGGTTTAAGAGTCAAGGTTATGACACAAGTTATGCAGAAAACAAAGTTCGTGAAAACTTTATTATTTATGGTTTAGCCAGAGCTAACAAACCAACAGGTCGTTTGAACGTGGATGATATTAAACGTGCTAGTGATGCAATATCTATTTATGGTGCAAAAGCTCCACAAGATGTAATCGCTGCGTTGAAAGAAGTTGATCGTAAGATTAGACAAGCCCAACAAGGTTTACTACGTGCATACCCTGAGATTTTAACAAGAGATCCAACTTTCTCCGATCGTGATAAAACAGAAAACATTTTAAGAAACTTAGGTCTTGATCCTACAGACTTTACTCAATATATAAGTCAACTAAATCGAACCAGTACAAGTTCTGAAGCTGATGCTACACAAAGTCAACAACCAGAGAATCAACAACAAAGGACTGTACCTAATGAATTTGATAACGAAGGTGAAGTGATAGATCTTGATGATTTATTTAGTGTATCTTCTGTAGAAGGATTAATGTAATGGAAAAAGATAACATCGTACAAATAGATTCTTTCACACCTGGAACAAAAAAAGGCAAGCCTATTACCTTAATGAAAGGCACTCCTAATCAAAAAACAATTATGTTAGAGATGCCTGGAGGTAAGATGTCTCAACAAGATTTAAGTAAAATAAAAAAAGCTTACAATTTACCTGCTGATTTGACATTTGAAGGAACTCAAGAAGTTTTAAAAAAAATTGAAGCTAGTGACAAACAAATGTTACTTTCTCCAATACCTTTTGAAAAAGGAACCAAACAATACTTTGGTGAACTAGCTAATAAAACCGCTGACGAGATGACTCGTGAAGAGTTAATAAAAGATCCAATGAACTTTTACTATAATCAAGCAGCAAAAGAATTTTCGATACCTAACCCTAGTTCTTACGTGCCTTTTTTAGGGCAATACTTACCGGAAGATATGAGACTACCTCAAAACTTAGTTTCTAAACCTTCTGCAGAAATGATTGGTGGTATGACTGGAGTGACCGCAGCACAGTCTGCAAAGATAATGGGTACACGAAATCCTTTTGCTTTGTTAACTCCGCAAGAATTATATGGCTCTGAAATGCTTGGAACACAAGCGGGTGGTTATGCCTATGATTTTAGTAACAGGATTCTTAGAACATTATTAGATTTACCAAACCCTAGTTTAAAAGAAGCAAGCTCACAGTTTTTATATGACACTATGTTAAATGCTGCATTTACAGGTGGAGCCGCTGCAATGGGACCTATCTTCAATCATACAAAAGGATTTATTGGTAATAAAATATTTGGCATTAGTCCTACAAAAAAGAATTTACAAAAACTTGCAGAGATATCAGACACTTACGGTATGCCTTTGGGTATGATTCAGGCTACCAATATGCCCTTTTGGAGAGCATACAGTAAAGTTATTGGTGTTCTACCATGGGTAGGTACAGAATTTGGAAGACAACAACAAGCTGTGCAAGAAGCTTCGAGACAATATTTAGGTAAATTAATGAACTCTGTAGCACCTTTACAAACAGTTTCAATGTTAGGAAAGGATTTGTCTAAGATGATGCAAAGTAATTATGAGTCTGTAAGAAATGCACAACGATATTTATATGAGAATTTTGAAGAGTATGCCAAAAAACTAAAAGGTAAAAAAGTTATAAACATAGACAATTTTAGAAAACTTGCTAATGACACTCGAGCATCTTACGAAGAGGGTATTCCCGGTCTTACAACAGGAGAACCCTTTCAGTTTCCAGGTTCGAAGTCTCAAGAATCTTTTGGAAAGTTATATGGAATGTTAGGAAAATTAGATCCTAATATTACAATGGAACAAGCAATCACACTTCGTCAAATGTTTAATGATTTTGCAGTTAATTTTAAAACAGAATTCAAAGGTAAGATTCCAGAAAACCAAGCACAAGCCATTGGTAATTTAGCTGCGATGTTAGAAATGGATATTACCAATCTTAAAAATATAGGTAATGAAGTGGATGATGTTGTCTTTAATACTGCTTTGAAAAAACTTTCTGCTGCTAATGAATATTTTGCAGCAACCATACCTGATTATACAGGTGGAGTGGCCTCTAATGTAAAACAAGTTAATGCAAACATATTTGGTCCAGGACCTGATCAAAAGTATGGCATGATGTATACAAAAGAAGTTTTTGACACTATTTTACAAAGAGCAAAAAATGATCCTGATGCAATGAAACATTTATTAGAACTGTCAAAAGCAACACCTGAACAAGTACAGGCTTTTAGAAAAGCGGGTAATAAAGAGGGAGTGGTTGTTAATGTAGAAACTCTTGTAAAAGATTTAGATCCAAAAAGTCCAACATATAATCAAACTATTAAAAAAGTTTTACCTATTACGAGTGTTGCACCTAATGCGGGTCAATTAAGAGTTGTAAGAAGACTCTTAGGTGATGCACTTAATGATTCAATCGTAGGTCTTCCTGTTGGTGTAACACCTAACCAATACTTAAATGTTACTTCCGCAAGTCCTGATTTAATTCAAAAGCAGGGTTTGAAAAAAGCAGCACCAGAAATGTTAGAATTTGGTCAAGTAGAATTTAGTCCACAAGCATTTGCTAAGAAGCTAGGTTTAGATACTGAAGATGGTATTGAAGTTCTTACTGAAGCATTAGAGGGCACAGGCGTAACAGTTAATGGTATAAAAGACTTTTTATCTGCAGCAGATGCGGCAGGTGCTTTCATTGTTAATGATCCTTCAACCTTCGTTACTAGAAGGATTACCTTGAGTGGTTTCAAAGGAATCATGTTAGGTTCTGCCATGGGTGCAGGCGCAGGTGGATTTGTGGCTATGAATCCTATTATGACAGCATTAATGTTAAAGTATGGTTCAAAACTATTAACAAACCCTAAAGCTTTAAAAGCCTTTACTGAAGTGTATACCGATGCTGTTAAGTTTCCTACGAAAGATCCTCTTACAAAGTCAAGAAGAAATGACCTCATACAATGGGCAAATGAATTTTTACCGACTGATGAAGATTTAGAAGAACAAGACTTTATGAAAGAAATTGATCAATCTATTATTAGTTTAATACAAAATCCTCAAGGTAAATTAGAACAGAATGCAGCTAGAGATAAACAAATTGAATTGATGACTAAAACCCCACAAGGACGTGACTTAGAAACTTTACGTGAGATTGACAGAAGAGTTACACCTGATACTCAGGAACAACGTTTTTATGATACTACTTTTCAACCTGACGTTTCACTACAACCAAATATTTCAGGAGCTCAACTTACACCACAAACTCGAAGTGATTTAGCTTTTGGAACTTTAGATGATGCCTTAGAAAGCCAGATGATGAAAAGAGGAATAGGAACACTATGATCGCTTTAGATGCTGTAACACCGTTAAGTCAAATACCAACAAAGCCATTAAAAATGCGTAATGGTGGTGATCCGATAAAAAAACTTGCTGAAGGTCCACCAGAAAATATAGACATGCTACCAAGGTTCGAGGGCTTTGAACCAGGACCTAATCAGTTTTCATTACCAGAAGAAGAAACAGTGATTCCTAGTGAGCCTAATGTTCAACCACGGATCATGGACCAACAAGGTGGTTTTTTTCCAAGACCTGAAATAAAAGGACCTATTCCTAGTGAACCTGATATTATAAGCACACCTTACATGGACAGAGCAACAGAAGGCACAACCATGCGTGAAAGATTTATGTATGGTCCTGTGATTAATCCTAGAGAAGTTTACCCAAGAGATCCCGATCCAGGGATCATGGGAATTCCACCAAACCCTAATATGCCACAAGGTATGGGTGGCGTTCCTAACTTATTGCAAGCAAATATGTTGAAACCTGCTGGAATTTTAGATATAAAGAAAGTCTATGATATATAGACTAAAATATTGGTTTACAAATTTATTTAAGAAAGGAGATCCCGATGAACATCAAAAGCATTGGGGGATAGGATCATGATTGATTTAACAGATGACTTGAAAGCACGAGTGCGTTTGCACGAAGGGGTGCGCACAGTAATGTATTTAGACACATTAGGAAAAGCCACGATCGGTATAGGCCACCTTATTCAGCCTCACGAACGGACACGATACGCTGAAGGCGTAGAAATATCCATGGAAGAAGTCGAAGAACTATTTGATATAGACTTGAATAGAGCTGCTGCGGGGGCTGATTTATTGATAGATGAGTGTGTTGGACACGATTTACCTGACAATGTATCTGAAGTTATACTAGAAATGGTATTTCAATTAGGCACGAACGGTGTTCGCAAGTTCAAAAATATGTGGAAAGCCATGCGTGAAAAACGTTGGAAAGACGCCGCTACTGAGATGAAGGACTCGAAGTGGCATGAACAGACAACAAAAAGATGTGAGAGTCTTGCAGAAATAGTTGCAAAAACGAACGTATAAGAGTAGGATTCAAGCATGGGTAAATACACTTACAAACATTTAGGACATAAACTCTTCTCAACTCCTGGCGTAATTGATGAATCTAAAATAGTAGAAATTAAGTTAGATCCAGTAAAAGTAACTGCAAAAGCCATGGATAGAGCTAGAAGAGCTAGAGAAGCTAAAAAGAAATAATAGGAGGCTCTATGAAAAAGAATCTAAAACCAGTTGATAAAAAGAAAAATCCTGGACTATCAAAACTACCGAAAAAAGTTCGTAACAAAATGGGTTACATGAAAAATGGTGGTGAAGCAAAAGTACGTGGAATGGGTGCTGCTACACAAGGCGGTAAATTTCAAGGTGTCTTTTAATGCCGAACGATAGAGAAGAAGATTTACTAGAACGTATCCGAGAACTTCGTGGCTCAATGACCGAGGACAACGAAACAGAAGTCATGGCTGAAATTGAACAGCT